ATAGTACTGATATTAATAACTACTTCAATACTATTGACGATGATGATAATAAACTATTCTTCTTTAAGAAGATGGATAATCCATTAGCCCGTTTGTACTATGCATTCGTATTAATGGATTCTCCTACAAATATCATTCCAACTAATACTATACCAATTGAAGCAATTAGACGTGACTTTGATAATATCTCAGATTCAAACTATATATTAACTGCAGGTAATATTATCAAATATGATGGAATTACAAATGCTTCTGTAGCATATCAATCTTCTGAAGAAGAGCTTAATAATGCTAGAAAGAATCAGTTCTTATATATGAACCCATTCATGTGTATCGTTAATAAGAAACCATTATATGTATCTTACTATATGAATATTATGGATGTAAACAAACTACTTGAATTTACTTATGTAAATCAAGACTCTAAAGTACAGTTTGTGGCTAATAAAATGAATTGGTATCGTCATTATCTAAGTGAACGTGATACCTATGTAGGGGATATCTCTATCATGCAGAATATACAATCTGACATTGGTTTAGTTCATAGAGATGATCCATATGACCCAGAGAAGATTACTGGTGTAGATGTTAAAGTCTTAGCTGTATTCTATAGTGATGAAAAGTATCAAGTTCCTTACAGATGGGCTGAAGCTGAATTTGTAAACTACGATCAAAATACATTTATTATGGACTATAAGTTCAAGCTTAATACGGATAATAAGATTGATAAGAATATTAAGCTTAAGATTAATAATGTATATGAAGTTGGTAATGCAACTAGATTGAGTCCTGGATATATGGCTAATAATATGAATATGAAAATATTTGTATTTGCTAAAGACGTATTTGGATATAATGCTGGTCTTCATAAAGCAGATCAAATCTTTACAGCTGATTTCTTAGAAGGGTATAGCTTAACTAATGAGTATACTGTCAAATATGGTATTGACTTCTTATACAACTATTCTGACTTGATTGAATCTCATATTAAGATTAGAAAACAAGACAATGGTCAAATCTCTTATATTATAGATCGTGTACCAGTTATCTCATATGACTATGTGAATACAGAAGAACGAATTCAAGATTTTATTAATAATCTTGAAAAGAAACGTATTCATATTCTTGAATGTCTAGACGTGCTAGAAGATAGCTTCGGTATAGATATCAAGTTCTTTAACACGTATGGTCCATCTAAACTATTCTATGTAAATGATGGAGTACCATTAAATAGAGTTAATCTATCTATGACTTTCAAAGTTAAGTTTTTGACTACTACTGATAAATACTTAACTGAGTATATTAAGAATGATATTAGAAAGTATATTGAAGATAAATCTAGAATCTCTGATATCCATATTCCTAACATCATTACATTCATAACTCAAAAGTATGCAGAGAATGTAACCTACTTTGAGTTCTTAGACTTTAATGGTTATGGTCCAGGATATCAACACATTTATCGTAAAGATGAATCAATTGTTGGTAGAATTCCTGAGTTCTTAAATATCAATACTATTGGTACAGAGAATAATGCATTAGATATTAATATCATAATAGCTTAATTTATATTAGTCTCTAACTCTATACGTGTAACAATTTAATAAATCTAACCTATTTTGGTTAAAAATTAATTAAAACCTTTTATACTATTAAGTATAACTTTTTAAGGAGGATAATAATTATGGCATTTTTCGGTGGTCATGATACTGAAGATATCAACGTAACCCTTGAAAACTCCGCTAAATACGAATGCGAAGCAGGTCTTGGGCTTATTGCTTTAGAATGTACTCAATTCGAAGCTGAAATTTTCGGCGAATGTGTACGCTCTGATATGAAAGAATACGCACTTGTTCAAGAAGGTGCTGAAATCGAACCTTTCCAAGAAGCATCCTGGGAAGTTGTTAAAACTAAAGTTGTAAATTTCCTTAAGAAAGTTTGGGCTAAAATCAAAGCTTTCTTCAATGGCTGGTATGCAAAAATTGCTGCTCGTGTTATGAGTGACAATAAAGCATTCTATAATAAATTTAAAAAATCTTTAGAATCTAAAGATCTTTCTAAATTAGAAGTTAAATATGAAGAACCAGAAGAAACAAATTTTACTGTTAATTCTGAAATTACAAGCTATAGTGATAAAAAATATGAAGATGCTGATGCTTCTGATATTCTTGCGGAAGTTTATTCCAATATTAGTTCTGGCATCTCTTCTCATGCTGAAGCTAAAAAAGAAATGTTAGAACAAGCATTCAAAGATGAAGACGAAGTTAAATACACTTCTATAGCTGGTAAAGTTGAAGCTGAATTGAAAGATTCTAAAGCTGTTAAAAAAGCTCAAAAAGAATATGTTAAAGCTGAAAAGAAATTAGCTAAAAAAATTAGCGATGCTCAAAAGAAAAATAAAGATACAATTAAAAACATCGCTATTATTGCCAATGCATGTTCTAAAGCAGACGTTGTTTTACTTGAAGCTGAATTAGCTATTGCTAAGAAAACTGCTTCTCAAGCTCGTCGTGTATTCGCTAAAGCTGTTGCGTATAGCCCTAAAACTGAAGGTGCTTTTGATGCTGATCTTCTTGCAGTAGAAGCTGATGCTTTGATGGCTTAATAAATTAACTGTATATTTACGGAGGTAATATAAATGGCATTTTTCGCTGAGTCTACATATGAAGAATCTTATCAAGATCTTGGTATTGTAGTAAATGATTATACAGACTTTGACATGCTTGCTATGGAAGCTTGTGATGTAGTTCAAGAAATGGACAATGCTATCATGCAAGGTATTGGTCATTATGAACTTAAAACAGTTCGTGAAGGTGCTGAAGTGGTATACACTGAAGGCATGCTAGATACTATTAAATCTAAAATTGAAAAGATTTGGACTTTCATTAAGAACTGGGTTAAAAATGTATGGAATAAATTCATTGCATGGATCGAATCCTATGTACGTGGTGATAAAGCGTTCTTATCTAAATATAAAAAGAAACTTGATGAAAATCTTGTTTACTTAGATAAAGATTTCAATAAAACTTATAAATATGCTAAACTTATCGATGAAAATCTAGAAAGCATTGCTAATGATATTGATAAAAAGCTTGAGTCTGCTTTTGATGACGCATTAAATGAAATTAATAAAGCGTATGATAAAGATAATGTTGGCTCTGTAATTAGTGATGCATTAGAAAAATTTGATGATAAAGTTAGCGATGCTAAAGAAGAATATAAAGACGTTGATTTAGAAGCTGATGTAGATGCTGGTTGGGTCCGTAAAAATTTCAATAATATCCTTGCAGTTTTAAAAGCAGATGCTGGTAAGGCTAAACGTGAAGCTGATAGAGATAGTAAAAATGTTGATCGTCAATATAAAGCTATAATTAAAGAAGCTCAAAATGCAGCTAAAGGTCTTAATCAACCAGAAAAATCTAATACTAATGCTTGTATTAATGGATTAAAATCTTTAAGTACTAAAGCTAGTAATTATAGAACTTGGCGAACTTCTTTTATGATTAAAGTTATTAAAGGTATTAAATCTGATGCTCGTTCTATTTGCCGTGCAATCTTGACAGCAAAACCTAATCCTAAATATAATGAATCCGCTTTCGATCATAATGATTTCGAAGCATACTTCAATATCTAATTTAAGATTTAAAACTTTGAGGAGAGAGATTCAATATCTCTCTCCTCTTTATTTTTATTAACTTTACCTTGGAGGTAATATAATGGAAGGTAATATGAAAGCTTTCTCTTTTGATGGCATTCTACTAGATAAAATTAAAACTCCAAGCCTTGTTGCTAAAACTTCCTTTGCAACTTTACCTCAAGTTGTTAGGTTAGTTGATACATTTAAAACTAAGGCTATGAAAGAAACACAAACTTTCTATCGTAATTTGTTAGAAAGTGAATCTGAAGTGACTGCAAGAAAAGCATATGATCAATTCTTCGGCACTTTAACTCGTCTTAATTCATTCTACTCTGATAAATACGTTGAAGTATTAGAATATAATCTTAAACGTTTGAGTAATGAAGGTGATTCTAGACTAATTAATGTAGTCAGTGATTACTTAAAAGACTTTAATGGCAATGACGTTCTTTTTGAACGTGATATGGTTAAGTATGTTTTAGATGATGAAATTCCATGCTCTAAAAATATCTTAACTGATATCTTGCATTTCTTTGGTGATAACTTCTATGAGTTATCTGAAGAAGATGCTCGTAAGTTATTAGAAATTACTACTAATAACCAAAGCAAAATTATTAAACGTGCTAAGGCTGAGATTATTGATGCAGATCCAGATGATATCGAAGTTAAAGATTTATCTAAGACTCCAGATATCTTTGTTAATGGATCTACTACTGTCTCTTTCCATAAAGAAGATGTAAATAAATGCATCGAAATCATTAAGTCTGTACGTGATGATCTAGCAGCTAACTTAGATAATGCTAGACTTATCAATAAAGAATATAAGAAACTTTTGAACAAAGTTATTCAATATAGAAACTCCACTAAGATTAGTGTTGGTAGTGATGAGCATATCCGTAAGATTGAACGTATCATCATTAGTATGATCTCTGAAATCTGGACTTATCACTTAACAGTTTATAGCATTAAAGCTCAATATATCTGCAATAACTACTATCAAGCTAAATCTGTGTTATCGGCTATTACTTTAATGGCTAACCAAGAATTTGTTGATGACCAAGTTGGTATTGCGGCTGAAGAATCTGCTAAGTTCTTAAAAGAACAACAAGCATTCAAATTCTCTAAACTTACTGACTCTGAAATCTTGATGAATCATATTACTGATATGAAACACAATGACCTTATTATGGACTGCTGTATTAAAGAAGCAATGGTTCTCGCTGAAGGTGTAGACGTTGAAAATCGTTTAACTGCTATCCATGAAGGTGCATGGGATAAAGTAAAAGAATTCTTCAATAAGATTAAAGAATTCGTTATGGGTCTATTTGATAAAGTATCTAATTGGTTTGATAAGTTCTTCAAATCTAATAAAGAATACCTTGACAAATATAAAGACCAATTAAGTAAACCTACTGCTGGTTTCACTACAGTCAACATGCCTAACTACAAAGAAGGTTTAAATCGTATTCAAACTCCTCCTAATATTAACTTTGATGCTGTTATCATGACTGCAACTAAAATGGAAGAAAATTCTGATGTAGATCAAGTTATTAATAACTTCCGCAAAGGCATTATTTCTGACTATAAAGATACTGATGAATGGAAAGAAACATGTAATGATTATTTCCAAGGTGGTAAAGATTCTGATAAAGATTACTCTGCTAATGAAATTAGTATCAGTGCTTTAGCTGAACAAGTATTAGCTATTCCTAAAATTGTAGACAATATTAAGAAGGATAAAGCTACTAGTGATAAAGTATTTAAATCATTAGATTCTGCTATTAATAAAGCTGCTAGTCAACAACCTCAGCAACAAACTAATGCTAATAATTCAGCAGCTGCTAAACCTGCTACAACAACTCCTTCTCCAGCTGGTAATGGTACTCCTCAAGGTGGCGGTACTAATGGTGGAACTACTACAACTCAACCATAAGGAGGTCAATAATTATGGCAAATAAATACAATACATACTTATATGGAAATGTATTTTCTGAAATTGAATTGGATACTGCCGGTGCTCCTACTCCAGGAACTACTGGTAGTAATAGTGCAACTATTACTGCGAATGCTAATAAAACAATTAATGATGTTAAAAATGGTGGTATTGATTCTAAAACTGCAGTCAATGCTCAAAAGATCGTTAATAGAATTGCATCTACTTATAGTACATATTTGCAATGTAAATATCAAACAGCTGAAAAGATTATGTCTGATTACATGAAAATTATTAAAGCTCATGTATCTGCATATGTTAACGCTGGTAATGATGCTGAAAAAGCTCAAGAAAATAGTTAATAAATACCCCTATGGAGTTAAACTCCATAGGGGATTTTCTTTATAATTTTTTAGCATTCTCTGCAGTATTTTTAGGGAGTTTTGCAAATGTCATATTAGTAGTTGCTAAGAAACGTTCACCTTGATTAGTATATACTTCTATCTTAGATAGCATAATATAATCAGTTGTATCTTCTTTATGCTCTTTAGTATTGTTATTGATTAGATACTTTAGATTCATATTGAATATAGAGTTGTCTAATTGCTGTTTACTTAGAGATAAGTAAACTGACTTCAACTCTAACGCATGTTTAAAGTTCTTGATTAATCCCATATTATCGTTAGGAATACGGATTAGCTTACGTTTACCTAAGTCTTCTACTATATCAGTTAAGTCTAATGCTACATCTATCATGGATTCACCATTAGTACCAACCTTAGACATATCGCTTATTCCACTTATAGCAGTACTACCACTCTGGTATAGTGAACTTAAGTTACTTTTTAATGCTCCTAGTGACTTAGTTGTATTGATTATGCTATTCTTAGTGTTAGTAATTGCAATGTTTTTTGTATCTTGTAAAGATTTAACATATGTATTTGCACCCTCAAGAATTTGTTTAGAGAAGTCTTTAGGAATCTCTCTTGTAGCAGCTATTTGTTTCTTTAATCCATCACCTACATTAGCATTTAATTTAAGACTATTCTTCATTTGCTCAGCGAGACCTTTCATATCACTAAGCTTCATCTTACTAAAGTCTAGATTCTTTACTAATTCAGGGAGATTAGATTTAAGAGCTCTAAGATCTAACTCATGAGTTTCTATAGCTTGCCCTTTATTATCCTTTTTGGTTACATAGAATAACTTATCTGGTGTATCATTTAAAGAGTTTACAATAATCTCATTACTAGTTATATACTTAGTATACTCAGCATTAAAGTCAGTCATACTTTCTTTAAAATGAATCTTAGATTGCTCTCTCTTTTCAGGGAGCTTACTAACTTCTTTAGTTAATTGAGCTGTATTGTCAGTAAAGTTAATTGGAGATATAGCACCAACTAGAGAACCAAAGTTTTCTATATGATATATCTGACCAGTATATGCTTCTTTAAATTTACCAAATTTATCTTCAGATTTCTCTACTGTATTAGTAGATGTAGTTTGCATAACTACAGTATGTTTGATGATATTATTCAATACATCTTTTATATTAGTATCAGATTTTCTAACAACACCATCTAAACCAACTACTTCTGCAGTACCATCTAAAGCAGTCTTTGGCAATTCTCTTAATAATGCTTCAGCTTGTGTAGCTACAGTATCTATTACAGACTTAGATTCTTTAGCTTGCTCTACTATTTGATTAAAGTTACCTTTAATAGTATCAGTAGTCTGATGAATATTCTTTACTACTTGACGTACACTACTAGATACTTTCTTAATAGCATTCATGGTATTCATAATATTTTGGTATACACCAAAAATACCACCAAATGCTCTAGAGTTTTTAAGATAGCTTTGTTGTACAGTCTTAGATGCATCAATTACTGCAGTAAATCCATTAAGCTCTTTATCAGTTATATTGTCTTTACCATATTTAATATCTGTAGTTGGTATATCAACTATATAACTCTTAGTCTTATCATCATCTCTAAAGCCTTCTAATATAGCTTCTTCTTTACCGCCAATATCGGATAAGTTAAACTTAATAGTTGCATACTTATCAATATTTCTTAATGTAGCTTTACCTGACTTAGATACTAAATAGATATTATCTAAATCCATAAAGAATCTATATCCAGTATTATAGAATACACGAATAGTATTTAGATAGTCTAATGTCTTAGATAAAGACTCTTTAGGTGGAATAATTAATTGCTCTACTAATTCAGTCTCAGTAAATGGCTCAATTAATAGAGGTTCACCTATATTGAGTAAGTCAACTATAATATTCTGCATAGAAGATTTATATATAGTTGCATTATTAGGACTTAGATTTCTATCTACTAGCTTCTTAGATATTAATCCAAGTTTAAGAATTCTATATACATCTTCACGATCTTCATCTTTAGAATCTGTTTTAGCATAATCTATATCTTCTGTCTTGTTAGTATCATCATCAGTAAGATAAGAGAACTCATGTTTAAAGTATAATTGTTTTATAGCTGCATTATTATCTAATTGGTATTTATAAACAGCCATAATCATTGTAGCAGTCTTAGAGTTCTTGATAATATTATCTGCAAACTTCTTATCTATGTGCAAATTCATAGTAGCAATTGGCATATTATATTTATCATACTCTTTATATATAGTTAGACTCTTTATATTTTTCTGATCAATCAGTTTCGGTTCATTATAATCTTTACAGTTATAGTAAAGATCAATATAGTATTCGTATTTAAGTTGTGGCATAATATACACCTCCGGTTATCAAGATGTTCAAAATAGCCCATTTTAACAAAAAAATAAATCCCATAGGAGATTAGACTCCTATGGGAAATAAGTTTTATATTCTATCTATATCTATAGGGTTATCTCTAAAGTATTTTTCATTTAGAAGTTTAACCATATCAGGATCTTGTAAGTTTACATCCCAAGATCTATCTAGATAATTATTAGACATTCGATATAATTCTGTTTGATAAGATAAATCTACAGCTTTATATCTATTGACTAATTCTTCAGTTCTATCTGGTGCTAATAAAGATATCATCTCAGTATATTCTGGAGAGATATATGCATTAGGAATCTCATGTCTATTGATAGCATGATTAAATATATTCAATGTATTAGATACATTATTGAATGAATATAAATCTCTATGCTCATTACGAGTCATAGCCATGAATAATCCAAATAATTGTGGATTAATATTAACACATTTCTTGATTGTATTATCTGATAGCTTATACTTAGCTAATAACTCAATCAATGCATTATACTTATCAACGATTCTATATCTAATATTATTTTCTACCCATTTATGATCAATAACTACTGTTTGATCTTTAGCAAATACTGGGACTGCATATTGTAATGAGCTACTAGAAATAATCATGTTAGGACTATTATCAGTTCTATCCATAATAGTAGAGTTGATCATTACAGATGTCTCATAAGGTCCTTCAATATAATAGATATCTGGTAAATACTTACATAGCTCTTTTAAGATAGCAGTATTTTGAATCATGAATGTAGTAATCATATCAGCTAACATCATCTTTTCAATATTAGTATGATTATATTCTGGATAGAATTTCTCATTCATTAACATTGGACCAGATGTTTGCATTAGATAAATACGTGTATGAACCCCATAATATTTCTTATAGAATGCTCTATAATGAATACACATATTTACTACAGCTGCAGCTACAGATGATCTATTACCTATAGCTACATCAGATCTATACATCTTTCTAAATAGTTGATATAAATCAATATATACATTTAATACATTTGCATTACTACCAGCAAATGCAGTATTAGTTATTTCAGCCAGTGTTTCATATCTAATATAGTTTGCTACAACTATACTTTCGGCACTAGCTGGTCTATATCTTCCTCTAAAGTTATTTTCCATTATGAATTCCCACAATTCTTACAATGAATACTTCTATTTAACTTAGCAAAACATTCATCACAAATACCACTAAACATGATTTTGGATGGATGTCCTTGAGACTTACCACAGAATACACAATGGAATGGTAATTTCTCTGCTTTTTTAATACGTTCTAAACAACTATCGCAAAACATGATCTTCATATCACGTACATCACGTTGCTCAATCTTATGGCAAGACTGACATTCAAAATCCCAATGCTCTACAAACTTAGGTTTCTCATTTGTAAATACACAGGTTTCATAAATGCATCTACCATTAGCATTACGATATACACAAGTTGTTCTCTGACATTCTTCAAACTGTTCATACGGTGGCTGTGTCTTACTCTTAATTTCTTCCTGATTACCAGGTGTTAATTGTGATGGCATAATTCAATCCTCCTAATTAATAACTATATTATACATCAAGGTTATAATATATCACTTCAACTTATTAAAGTCAAAATAAGTTACGTTAGATGAGTCTAATTCTTGCTTATTCAACTTATTAACTGTAGAAGTGTATTGAGTTCTATTATAAAGCATATTCATATACTTAAGATGAACTTCCACTCTAGGTTTAATAGAATAATACTTTCTAACTGTACCGTCTATCACTAGAGTATCATCTAACCATATATTGGAGTTAAACATATCAGAATACTTCTTACCAATATTATCCCAGTCAGGTTTATTAGTTGGTCTAATTAAACCAATCTCTGCTAAGAAGGTATCTACTGTATTAAAAGAAGTTGGTGTCTTAACAAATGCATTGAATTCTACATCACATGGGGTATAAAGCATTTGTTGTACTTGATTAAGTTCACCACTATCTAATAGTCTTTTCATGAATACATTATCTTCTTTACCAGTGATAGAGTACACATGAACAAACTGAGAGTTAGCCATAGCCATATTAGCTAAGTTATATCTATTAACTATTCTGAACCTAGGGCGTGGAGATCCTTCAGGTTCTTCAAATAGTACTACTTTAATATCAATGAAATCTAATGTATTCATCATTAGATTTCTTTTATCTAATATCTCTTGCTGTTTAGCAGGAGTTAATTTATATTTATCATACATCCATTCTAATCGTTCTTGAAAGTCTTCTGGTATATTACCATACTTCTCTTCGTACTCATAGAATTTCTGTTTACGATTCTTCATAAAATCACCTCAAAAATAAAGACTTAAGGTACTTAAAGTACCTTAAGTCAATGTTTTGATTAGTATATAAATTTAGCCCTTACGGAATACACGGTTAGTGATAATATTAGCAATACTATTACTAATCTTAGTTTGAATTGAGTTAGGGAAGTTAACAAGTGTTTGCTCTTTCAATGCTAAGAATAAACGAGCAGTACGGATAATATCAGGTTCATTAGTATTTACACCAGCCATATTAGCTAAGTAAGTAATTAATCCGACATTACCAAATGTTTGACTTGCACCTTTACCAAGGATACGTTCAGATGAGATAGAAAGTTTGCTATATAAGTCTTTAATTTCTATACTTACATCTACAGTTGTAGGTAAACCATCAACTGTCCAACCACCTTCAGATCCTTTTTGGACTGACATAGACATTAGACCCATATCAATATTAAAGAATCCACGGTAGAATGCTCTAACTAAGAATGGAGATACATATCCATTTGGAGATACTTGACGTGGTGCACACATAGCAATCAAATGCATTAATGGTACACCAATATTTATATACCAAGATCGTCTATCATAATCTGGAGATACTAATTTAAGGTTAATAGAGTAACTACTTGAGTATGAGGAATCAGCCCATAGTTCAGGGAACTCTAATTTACCACCAGCAAATACTGTCTTAGCACCATTCATGATCATACCCATGAAACCTTTCATTGTGCCAAGACTACCAGTTTTAGTCATCTTATCTGTATTACCGGCATCTTTATTTAATTCTTTAGCAGAGAATAAGTCAACATCAAAACCACTAATACCAGTCAAGAATTGTACTTCCCGACCAATATCAGACATACTATTGATTTTATCTGCTAAGATACTTCGTGCAGTATCATTACCGAAGTTTTCTGAGATTTGTGTTTCAGAGTTTAGATATAAACCCACACCGCCATAGTATGAATAGTTATGTGCGATTTCATTCTTAGATCTATCGAACCAGTTGATATTACCGATTTGCTCACCATTATACATTTCACCATTTATATTTAAGAATACAGATAGTGCTGTACACATAGAGTTTACGTATCTATAATAATCTTCTGCTTCAAATTGAAGAGTATAATATCTCATTTCATTATCAGTAGAGTTAGCTAGTTTATCAATAGATTGACCACTAACTGCACCAAGCAATGAATTCAAAACACTCTTACGTTTCTCATCAGCATAACCAGCCATAAAGTCTGGTATACCTGGAGTAAGAACTAATAGTGGCATCTTAGAAAGAATCTTTTCATGGAACTTTCTACCAAAGCCACCTAGTTCTGGAATCCTATTATCTACATTCTCCATCCATTGATATGGCATGCCCATAACAGTGGATAGTTCTCGTTCTGTAAATTTAAGACCATTGCCAGCTCTAGTACCATATACATATGATGCATTAGTACCAGCTACAATCTCTGCATATAAGTTATCAGCTCTATTTCTAGATTCTGCTTGAGCTTTCTTATACTTTGCAGGATCTACACCAGTCATTTTCAAATAAGAATCTTTAATACCAGCTAATGCACTATCAGGATCCTGAGGCTGATTTGCTTTAGGATCCTTAGCTTTATCTTTAGCATCTTTAGTATTCTTATCAGTTTCTGTTTTAGGTTTATCCCCATCACCTTTACCAGGTTGAGGTTGTGGATCTGGTGTAGGCTGAGGTTGGGGTTGTGGCTGAGGATCGGTTTGATCGTATACATACGAGTCTGTAAATATTGCAGGATTATCAAAAGGATTTGCCACTTTAAAATATTTTGTAAGGGGCAGTGCAGCTTCCCCTTCTATTTTCCCAATTCTGGATTAAGAGTTCCATCAGAGAAGAAGAAACCATCAGATTTTTGAACCATCTTCAAATCTTTACGCCATACCCAAGTTTGAATACCTTTTGGGTAACCAAGTAAAGCTAATTGTTTAGAAGAATCAAGTAATGCTACGATATGTGTTGTAGGTTCATATTCTTTTTCAGGTAATGGACGACCATAAGCGTCTACTGCACCTTTCTTAAGCATAACTACATCACCATATTTTGTTTTTTCATCAGCATCTGGATAATCTTCGAATCCTTTATATTCGTCAAAGTATTGAGTAGACCCAAGCATAGATATACGACGTACATATCCACGTTCAAATTTAATCCAGATATTATCTGTTAAAGTTGGTTTACTACCATCTGTATGATAAATAAATCCAGGTACTACATATTCAGCATGTACTACTTGACCTTTACGACAGATACCGACTACTTGAGAGTAGTCATCTGGATAGCGTCTAATATATGTAGGTACGTTGCTAACGTGTTGGAAATTTTTATTTACAATCATAGTAGACTGAGGGTTATTATCTTTTGCCATATGATTTTATCCTCCATTAATAACAAAATTTATATTTAATAATGTGTTAAGGGATCCTACAGATTAGGATCCCATTTAACACCCATAATATCTTTCACATGTCGATCTAATTCAATTAATACTTTATTGATAGCACCTAGAGTTAATACTGAAGTTACCATACGAGCATTTACTGAACCAACCGGTAGGAAGCTATGTACTTTTTCTTCTGGTCTATATTCAGAGTAAGGTTCTTTACCTTCAGGGAAGATTTCTTTTACTACACCTTTAAGAGCAGAGAAGTATACTAGCTTATCACCGACAGACATTTTATCATAATACTTGATATAGAATTCTACTAATACTTTGCCTTCAGCATGTTTTAGTTTACCAACAGCTGGTAATACACCTGAAGTACCGTATTGAGATGCATCAATACCAAGTTTACTTAACTTAGATTTCATCTTATCTATTGGTGCATTATATTTATTAACAAATGCAGCCAATGACTTAGACATTTCAGAAGTTGGAATAGTAGAGTAAATTCTAATATCTTGAAGTTTACCAGTTACTTTAGATTTAACTTTAATCTTACCAATTTCATCCATAAGTTCTTTAGATTCATTACCAGCATTCTTAGATACCATCTTATTAATGATATCAGTAGCATCTTGATCTTCCAATGCTGCACGATAAGACATAATAACTTCACCCTCATGGAGTGGTTTACCAATCTCTACGCATTGAATATCAATATCTTTAGCATCCATTAATACATCAACTTGTAATACAATTTCAGATGCCATCTTTTCAGATAGATCTTGAGAGATAATAGCACTATCTTCAAAGCCTTTATCTGTATGCATAATAGCTACTTTAGTTAAAGTACCAATATTATAAGCTAAGTTACCTACACCGACTTTATCAGAGTAACTATCTTTATCATAAGCTATAATCTCACCAGGTTTAATAGTTTGACCTTTCTTATAGTTTTTAGCTAAGTCTAATTTAATAGTAATAAAGAAACCACCATCAGAGTTCTTTTCTACTTTCTCTCTTAGATCGATGAATTCTTTTTCATTACGATTACTCTTATTAGCTATAATCATATAATCATCATTGACTTCTTCAACTATAGCATCCCATTTAGTCTTATGAGCAAATGTATCTGAAGTCAAGTAAGGTAATGCTTGGTCTGCACCATTAGTTACTAGTAATGGATCTTGAGAATTAGTTCTCATACCATGCTTAGATGTTTGAATGAATGTCATTGCTGTACGGAATGGATCATCACGAGTTGTACCAAATGGTGTTAATGCTTCAGTGATAGATAATGTATTAGCATCAGACATTCTATCTAGTTCACCGCCAGATTTAATATAACCTTTAGTAGATTCAATACCCATATTAATAGTAGCTTGACGGTTAATACCTACAGTGGCAGAGAAACCTGTAGACATAGATAGCTTATTAATCATTGTATTATCATAAGTACGTTTATCTAATGAATAACTTCTATCAGAGTTCATACCAGATAAGCCTTTAAAGGTAACTGTATTGGCAGATTCTAATTCCAATAATGGAGATAACTTAGATAAATCACTTGTAGTTACATCAGATAAAGCCATATCAATAACTGCAGATTGCTTCATAGTCATCTTAGCATCTTTACGATTGTTTTTAATTTCTCGTAAATACATACCATAGCTAGTTGCTAATGCTTTATATAAGAAATGAACCAAACGTTCATTAGTACGGAAACGGTTACCAGTGATATCAGTATGACGATTGAATTTATTAGTAGTCAATAAGCTACTAGCATACGCTAATACTTCAATATAGTCTGTAGGAAGTTTGTAAGTCTTACATACTTCCACTGTTATAGGGTCCATCATTAAGTTAGCAAATGAATCTAAACCATCTGCTCTATTACGACCACCAAAGTCATCTAATACATCTAACCACATAGCTTTCGTATCAATATCAGTTAGAGAGTATTCTTGAGTATTGATTACGGCTAAACCATTAACCAATAATGCCGCATCAGGTGCGTAGCTATCATTAAAGGATAAGAATCCATCATTGAATCTAAAGTAATTCTTAGTATTAGTAGGACGTTTCTCACTTAAATTATATTCAATACCAGCAGCATTTAATGCTCCAGTTAATCCAGCAGTATATGCCATGACTACAATAAGAGGAATCTTACTATTCAAGATACTAGCTTGAGAGTAAGTCATTCTAGCACCAGGCTTCATAAATGTATAAGCATATTTATGTATACCTAGATGATTAATTAAAGATGAAGATACACCTTCCTCTGGTACTGTAATAGATTGATTATCTTTAGTAATACCAACAACCATAAACCCTTGATCAGATTCAACTTTAACTTTCTTTTCTTCAAGTTTATGAATGAGTTCATCTCTATTGAAGTAGTATACTCTACCATCACTAGTTGTGATTTTATTAAAGATTTTAGATAACTCTACATATTCTGCAGGTAATTCATATTTAGCAGAGATCTTAGCGTTATTACCTAGATCAATCTTAGATGGTGTAGGTATGTCATTATCATCTTTTACTTCAAGCTTATAGTTGTTTTCTTTAAGCTTAGTTAAAGCTCTAATTAGAGCATTAGTAGATTGGTTGATCTTACCAACTTGACCATATCTAGTAATAAAGATCTTGTTATAGTTAGATACTACTTGAACTGTATCTTCATCAGTCTTAATAATAGGTAGATTAATTAACTGACCAGGAATAATCTTATCATTACCACGTAAACGTAAGAAACGTTTATTAATAATCTTAGGCATATCAAAACGTAATGTATGACGTTTACCTAAAGAGTCTTCTAAATGAACTGTATATGTAATAATAGAGTCTTCAGATGTAGATCTATCTTCTGTTGATATATCAATTACACTCATTGGTACATCTTTATTTTGAGATAAAGAATGTAAGCACTTAACGATATCAGCATCGATATTATAATCTGCTTCAAAGTTAGGTTTCTTTAAGTTAGCCCATTCATCATCAATAGTTTCTACATTCTTAGATAAGTCTGTAGATTGTAATGGGGTATCTTCAGTTGCAACTAATTCAGCAATAGTAGAATTAGCAATCTTTTCTTTTAAGAATTTATCATTAAGATCATCCATACGAGCTTTACGAGTAGCAGAAATCTTAAATGTATCATCTTGATCATTCTTAGCTTGTAAGATTAACTCTTTTAAGTCTACAGAGTTATCCATTTCTTTCTCTGCTTCTTCAGCATTCTTAGTATAGTCTACGATATTCTCAACAGATTGATTGATTTTATCTTCTGTAGGTTTCTCAATCTTAGTTGGATCTATAACTTGATCTGCACCAGTAATACCTTTAGCTACAATCAATTTAGGTTGATCTTTTATTTCAGCTTTAATAGGTACAGTATGATCTACATCTTGAACCCGACTTACATTATTAACTTCAATACCAGTTAAGTCTTCAATCTTACTAATAAGTCTAGTCTTAATATCTTCTTTATCTTCAGGAACGTTATCTTCTACGATATCATTATTTCTAATCTTTAAGATATTAGTCTTGAAGAGATTTAGATTCTTCATATCTAAATCTTCCATCTTCATTTTAAACCAACTATTATTACCAATAAAGATAAAATCCATTCCAGCTAGTTTATCTAAGTTCTCTTTAGGTTTCTTAAATAATCTAACTATCATAGAGAATGGATTAATAGACTTGCTGAATTCAAATAAAGAAGTAGTTGGAATATCTCCAGTCCATTCATTTACTGGAATCAATACAGTCTTTTTAGTATATCCCTTATAGTTTGGATTATTAATGAATCTATCAAATAATGCATATAGTAAGTCTATAGCTTTATCTCTATTATAAGTTTCACTCATAGTGAAGATCTTATTATAGATATGATTATCAACATAGATATTTTTATTCTTATACTTGTCGATAGTTGGGTAAGTATATTTAATATACTTACATTCATTCTTGATTCTATTTAATCTAAGTTTAACATCCTTAGAATTGCGTAATCTTTCTTTGTATAAGATCTTTCTTAATCGTGTATCTAATACATTCTCAGGAGTAGCTTCAGAGAAGAAAAATAAGTTTTCAGAATCTTCAAAATGAGATTCTGTCATTATAGGATTATTACCATAGACTTTAGAGTTGTATACATCATCAACATCTAAGTCTTTATTTATAATTCTACTAGGTTTAAGTAAATACATAGCATTCCATTCAAGGAAGTATGAATTAAACATATTTAGATTACTAATAAGCGGATGCTCAATCAATTGCTTAGATTGTTCTAGGCTTTTAGTCATTAGGAAAATAGCACTACCATGTCTTTTATCTTTCTTATTGAAAGGAGTAAAGAATGGAGTTTTAAGTAGTCTGAAAGGTTTGACCTTATCTATATTAATAGGCATTGTAGTACCTCCTTCACTTATTCTATTGTTAAAATCGTATCACTTAACTTCATTTTTCATTTAACGCTCATGCAACAATCTATTAGTAAGGTTAACCTCAATTATAAATACACCAAAATAATTAAACAAGCAATTCAAGTGGCTTTATAATACTTTTAAAGTGTATGTCTTATCTTATTAATCTATTAAAATCCAAATTACTCCGAATCAATTATTGGATTATATAGTGCTTAAATACATTATAACTTTAAATCTTTTCAGACATAATGCTTATGAATTTATTATAAGAAGCTTGATCCAGGAGATGGGTGGAAGAGTTATAACGAAAGATTCAATCTTACAATTCTTAAAGTTATTGTTTTTATATATTCGAAATAATGATAACTTTGATTAAACACATATAGATATATTTCTAAATGTATTAACCGTACTACTATGAATCTGACTTTCTAAAAAGTCACTGCAATCCCAAACAGAAAATGCAATCATGCTAAATCCCCGTAGGCTACCCGGTCTACGGGGGTTTTCTCTGTCAAATTATACCTTATACTGTACATTTAGATACGGAGGATTAATATAAATGGAAAAGAAAGACTTTCTAGTTGAGTTATCTAAGATGACTCATAAAGAACTTAATGACTTTATTAAGTCTAAAGGTAAAATCAAGTTAGTAGAAGCTATTATAGAGAATGCTAAGTCATTCGACTAGTTAATTATTAATACCCTAGTGTATTAAAATATAACACATGTAACACAAATGTAATCGAAATGATTCCCATTATTTTATTAGGAGGATTGAATCATGGAAAAAGAAAAAACAGTTCTAGCACTGATTAAAGATGTGCGAGACAACTTAACAAATGCATCTGCTTCTCATAAAGATGAAGTACGTGTTATGCAAGCTTTCTTAAATGATACTTCTTATGAAGTAGGAGTTTATGACAAAACTGGTAAAGTTGGTACAGTTGCACCAGCTAAAGAATTCCGTAGCGTTATCTCCAATGCTATCGTAGCTACAACTAAAATTAGCAAAGAAGAAGCTGATTCCTTAGTAGCTGGCTATGAAGCTAAAAAATCTGATGCGGAAAGTATGTTAACGGTATCCAAAGAATTCTTGAATACATACTTACAGACCAACCGCAAAATTGGTCTTGGTGGACGAGAAAAATCTAACGTATCTTTGATTAAAAAAGAAATCAAAGAATCTACACGTTCTTACCCTAAACAAGTTGGTGTAGATAATGCTGGCAAACCAATCTATGAAAAAGCTGAAGTTAAAGTTAGTCCTTACGATTCCATTAAGGTATCTAGCCCATGCCCAGCTTGGATTAAAAAATAATTCATCATCAAATAATTATTTTTAGTATTTTAAACAAATAAGATATTACAAAGTTCAAAAACCATAAAATCTGCTAAAGACATTTCCCTAAGATAGTTCATCTATCTTAGGGATTTTCTTTATACACATTATAATGAGATGCTTTAGACATATTAGCTTTTTAACACAATGGATACATATAATTGTAGGATGTGCAGTGGTTCGTACTTTTTCTATTTTACCTCAACCATATAAAGAGCATAATAAAATCATAGTTCATCCTACCATATTATATTCAATCCAAACTGATACAGTATTCCCTAAGGGCTTTCATAGTCCTTAGGGGTATTGTATTGTCAAACATATAGGTAGTGTACGTTGTTGCTACCAGTACACGTATGTTTCATTACAATTTTCCTCGATAATATATACTTGCCCAAGGGTCTTAATGGTCCTTGGGCGGTATATATTGTCATTTTGAACATTAGGATAATCTTATAAGAAAGGAGGACCTTATATTGGGACTCAAGATCACAAATTATCTTAAGAATCTTGGTAAGTCAGTAAAGTATGCTGCTATCGAGGGATTTAAGACAAATTACGATACTACATATAAATCGTTTGATCAAGCTAGTACCGCTACTAAAGAAACAGTAAATGCTATCGTTAACTACAGACAGACTTTCAGAAAAGCTCAAGAGTATTTAATGAAAACATCTGCTTATGAAGCGTCTAATCTAGCTCTCAAAAGTGCCAAAGAAGACTTAAAATCTGGTAAGCTCTGGAACCAAGATCGTGCCGATAAAGTCATGTTTGGTGGAGATGATGATGATTTTGACTGGAACTTTGATGAAGACTCTATAGGTGGAGATGATAGTGATAGTGGCTTAGATATCACTGATGGTGATAGAGCTGTAGCTAAAACTGTACATGAAGCATCTAAAGCTAATGCTGATCAAATTTCTGGTACTATCTTGAGTGCAGCTAAGTATAATGCAGATGTGACTAAACAGACAGCATCATTCATGTTTGCACAACAAGAACGATTATTTGGTAATTTAAATAACTCTATTATGGGTCTTGGTACTACAATGGGTAATATGCAAAACTTCATGACTACAAACATGCAGACGCATATTGAAAACTCAACCAAGTACTTTGAAGAGTCGACTAAATATCAACGTGAAAACAATGCTATCTTGAAAGAACTTCTTGATATGGAACGTGAACGTTTCAAAGAATGGAGTACTGGTAGAGATGCAGAGAAAAAACGTCAAGATAAAGGTCTCAAACAAGATATCACTGATATCCTATCCAATGGTGTAATGGATTGGGGTGCTTATGGTAAGCATCTTAAAAAAGGATTCATTGACCAAGCTGAGAATTTTGGTCTTGGTATGATTAGCAAAGAAATGCTTATGGGCATGGCTGCTAATCCACTACAATATATTCCAGCTTATCTAGTTCAAAGAGCAATGGGTAAACCATTAGAGAAAGCTATTGGTGGATTTAATAAAACCTTAACTGGTTTATTTAATCAAATCAATGCTGATCTATTACGCTCTAAAGACAAAGAGGGTATGGGTGGTATTCTAGCTAGTATCTTCAGTGTTAAGATAGCTAATAAAGATAAGATTGATACTAGTAAATACTTTAAAGGTCAAGTACCTTTTGATGGTATGACTCGTAAATCTATCGTAGAAGTTATCCCAGCTTACTTAGCTCGTATCGAATCACTCTTGGGTGGTGAAGAACGTATCTATGACTTTGATAAGGGTAAATTCTCTTCATTAAAGATTCTTAATAGAGAGAAGGAAAGAAGAGATAAATCTTATAAAGATAGAGCTGGTTCTGGTATTAGAAATGCATTAGAAGAAGATATTAAGAAAATAGCTAAGTCTAAGAAGTTATCTGCTAATGAATTAAAACGATTAACAGATTTAATTCCTGATGTTGAAGAAAGACTTTGGAATAGTAAGGGTTCTTTTGATGAAGTAATGGAAGCTTATGGTGATGACTCATTTGGTAAATTACTTAGATTCCTACGGATGAATAAGAACTCTAGAACTTATAAAGAATCTAAAACCTTAGCTGCTGAATATGCTGATGCTTTCCGTAGTCAAGCAGAGTATTATCAAAACCAAGAGAAGGCTGGTTGGTCTCCTGAAGCTATGATGAATAATCGTAGCAAAAATAGAGATGGTGGTAAAAGTGCCATTATTGCTAATAATGAAATGATGAGCAAAGCAATGGCTAGTCAAGAATCTATCTTTAAAGCTATGCTTTCTGAACTTTACTTAATCCGTACAAATGAATTCCGTAAAGGTAAGAAGCTTGGTGTTAGAAATAGACTTAATGCTACTGCTGCTCCAGATTACATTGATACCGACTTTATCAAATATAGTGTTTTAAAAGAAAATCGTGCTGAAACGATAGAAGAGACTTATGAAAAAGTTAAAGCTAGTAATCCTTCTAGATCTAAAGATGCACCAGTAGACCCAGATGATGTTGGTAAGACTTTAGATGAAGTTGATATTAATAAACTTGGTAGTGTCTTTGATAAAGGAGATAAATCTAAGTTTGGTAATGTAACTAATGCTAAAGGTCTTAAAGGCAAAGGTAAAGCTGCTTTAAGTAACTGGTATGAAATTCTTAAAAATCCTAGACTATTTGCTGCTGAAGTTATTACTAAAGTAGATGATAGTTTATATGAATTCTTCTTTGACCATGAAACTGGTGAAAAAGATGAGGATGGTGAACAAATTCGTGGCTTCTATGATAAGATGGCTTTTGAATTAAAAACCACTTTCAATAAAGTTAGAGATTGGTTAGATAAGAAATTCTGGGAACCTATTGTCAAAAAAGGCTGGGGTAAGATTAAAGACTTCGCTAAAGACTTTGGTCTAGACTGGTTTAATGATGCTAAAGATTCTGCTAAGAATGCTCTAACTGGTGCTGGTAGTAAATTAGCTGAATTGGTTCGTGGTAAACCAGGCATGAATCCTCTTCAAGCTGAAGCATTAGCTAGATCTATAATGTTTGGTCCTGCACCTAAAAGTTTTCTAAATCCAAAAGATCAATTAAAGGATATTGCGGCTGGATATGCAGATGCTTTTAATCAGTCATCTGCTTTTAAACAACCTAAACCTAAATCTACTACTAATAGTGATAAAGGTGCTAAAGTTGGTACATTAGATGATGCTCTAGCTATTTATAAAGCAAATAAAGAAAAAGGTTATGCTTTCGGTTCTTTATCTGTACCACATACTGCATTGACTACTGTATCTAAAGGTGAGTTAATTATTCCATCTGATTTGAATCCATTCAATCCAGATATAGATAAAGCTGATCGTAAGAAAGATAAACAAGATGAATTACGATTAAGAAATAAAATCTTATCTCATGCTGAAGGTGGTAACTTACTTGATACTGGTAAGAATTTCTTACAAACCGTAAAAGATAAAGCTCCTGAAGGAATGATCCAAGGTAATACTGTAAGAGAAGTTGTCGGAAGTGCTTTAGAATTTGCTGTAGGTAAATTATCAGGTAAAGTCGAATCAACTGATGGTAGTGCTTTAGGTCAAGCTGCTAATGCTTTTGTATCATCTGCTTGGAATACAGGCTTAGATAAAGTAGAAGATTATTCTAAGACTATTGATCCAGAGGTAGGTAAAGCTCTCTCTAGTGATATAGCTAAACTTAGAGGTAATAGTGCTAAATTTGCTGGTCGTACTGGTGTAGCAGCTGGTGCTGGTGCTTTAGGTGCAACTGCAATATTTGGTCCTGGAGGATTATTAGCTGGTGCTGCTATTGGTGCTGCTGCTAATATTATCCGTGAAAGTGATACTGCTAAGAACTTCTTATTTGGTAAAGAAATGACTGATGGATCCCGTGAAGGTGGTCTAATTAGTCGTAAACAACAAGCTTTATTTAAGAAGTATATGCCTGACCTTGGTAAAGGTGCAGCTGCTGGTATTATTCCTAGCTTAATGCTTGGATTTGGTCCAGTTGGTGCTATTGCTATTGGTGGTGCTTATTCTCTTGCTAAGAATAATCAAAAAGTTAACGAAAAGATTTTCGGTAAAACTTATTATGATAAAGATGGCAATGAGATAGGTCGTAAAGATGGATTGATTCCTAAGAAAGTACAAGAATACGTTAAGAAGAATATTCCTAAGATTGCAGGTTTTGGTGGAGCTGCTGCTTTACTAGATCCTACAGGGATGGGTTTATTAATGAACTTTGGTCTTGGTGCTGGTTTAGGTCTTATTGGTACATCTAGTAAATTTCATGATATGATTCTTGGTAAGAAGAATGAAGATGGTGAACGTGAAGGTGGTCTCGTAGGTGCTTTAAAAGACAATGTAGTAAATCCATTACGTCGCTTCGGTACAACTTTATATCAAGACTTCTATAAATTTATGGATTATAACTTATTCAGTCCTCTTAAAGGTACTGGTAAGATGCTTGCACAAGTCTTTAAGAATATGGGACGTAGCATGAAATACGGTCTATTTAATATCTTAGAGAAAGCATTTGGTGGTCCATTCAGTATGCTTATTGGTAAGCAAGTAAATGATATGCTTCTTAAACCTTTAGGAAGAATCCTTGGTACTACATTCACTGGTATTGGAGATTTAGCTAAATTTGCAATCGGTACTCCTATTAGAGGTTTCGGTTGGGGATTAAGAAAAATCAATAACTGGGGTAATGCTAAGATAATTAGTAGAGGTACTGCTGATCATCTCAGTGCAAGAGAACGTCTTAATATCATGGGCAATAAAGATTATGCTAATAAAGAGTTTGATACTCACTTAGCTAATTCTTCAGCTAAAGATTTAGGTGAATTAGAAGAAAACTTAAGTATATTAAACAGCCAATTTAAAATTGGTGGTGGCGATACACGTAAAGAAGTTAAGAGTGTTGAAAAACAACTTAGCAAATATATGGACGCATCATCTGTTAAGAAACTAGTAAGAATGGTTTTTGATGGTGATATGCGTGGTGCTAGTGCATTCATTTCTGATTTAAACCTAGATAGTAAATCTTCTAAAGAGGTTATATCTATAGTAGAAAAAGGCATTGAACGTATAGCTGTTGCTAAAGGTAAGAAGAAATACTCTGAAGCTGCAGTAGAAGACGCTGCTGATTATTTAAAGAAATTTAATATAAATCCTGCTGATAGAAAATCTTTAGGAGTAGCATTAAATCAAGTTAGAAATGAACGTGATCGTGCAGATACAGCAGAACGTTTAGTAGGTGCTAATGGTGAGAAGTTTACATCTGAAGAAGCTGCTAATGTAGCTGAAGGTATGCAAAGTACCAATAATATATTATCAGAAATTAGAGATTTTCTAGTTAAAAATGATAATGGATATTATGATCCTCTACATTATAGCGATCAAGATAAGATGGGTGTAGCTACACAATCAGTTATGGCTATTAATAATATCGATTCTAGATCTCAAAAACTCATCGAAAAGAATCTTAGCCATCTTAAAATTACTGGTTCTAAAACTGACTTTATTACTGGTAATGGTAAAAAGAATAGACAAAATCTAAAAGCTCTTAAAGCTATGCCTAAAGGTATGGAAATAGATTTAGATGTATTGTCTAAACTTAGCACTAAAACTATTAAACGTTATTCTCAATTAGCAATGGTAATGGGTCCTATAGCAATTAAATCTATTGGTGATCCATCTGCTTTAGCTCCTGAGAAACTTGCTGATGGTGCATTTGCAAGTATTGTTAAAATTGCTACATACTTAAGTCGTGGTGATAAGAAATTTGAGTTTACTGAACCTATTTCTAAATATATTAGAATGCCTGAAGATAAACTTGAATTCCTTGCTATGCTTGTTGGATATGGTATGGATCCATCTATTTCTGCTAAAGATGCAGATTGGGCTTGGAAAAATAGATCCGTATTCGATAATGGTAGTCCTAATGCTAAAGTAGAATTTGCTAAAAGCTTTAATAAACCTGCTACTTCTAATGCTGCTGGCACTGCAGAAGCTGCAGCGTCTACTGTAGCTGGTAATGCTGCTAATATTGCTCCTAAAACAGCTGCTGCTAGTCAAGCTAATGAAATTGCCCAAACTGGTACTCATAAAGAACGTTCTATTGATGCGGATGGTAATGAAATCTATGAATCTACAGATGGTTCTAATAATAAAGCTGATACTGAGTCTGCTCATGATAAGAAGAAAGAAGAAGATGCTAAAGATGAAAAGAATGCAGAACGTCAAGGTTCTATATTCTCTAAAGCTCTTGGTAAACTTAAAGGATTTGGTGATTCTGCTAAAGAAGGTGCCAAAAATGTTAAAGAAAAATCTCAAGGCTTCTTACATGATATAGTAGATGGAATCTTTGGTAAAGGCGGTGGATTATTTGGTGGTCTAGGAACTATCCTTGGTGGTGGTTTACTATTATCATTCTTAGGTCCAATGCTTCCAGAGATTGGTAAGATCTTAACTCATACTTTATTACCAGCAATTGGTGGATTCTTAAAGAATACTGTAATTCCATTATTCGTTAAAGGTGTAGGTAGTGCTCTTGGAGGATTACTTGACGGCTTTATTGGTAAAGAAGAACAGCAAGAAACCGATGAAAATGGTAATCCTGTATATAATCCTGATGGTACTCCTAAAATGAAAACTACATACAATCCTACATTAGGAGGTATGGCAGTCAATGGTGGTGTCTTAGGTTTCTTAGGATATAAAACATTTAAAGCTGGTAGAGGTATCTATAAAGGTGTCAAAGGTATCGGTAAAGGTATTGGCGGCGGTTTAAAATTAGGCAAAGCTGGATTTAGTTTCGCTAAAGAACTTAAACGTTCTAAGAGCTTTGGTAAATCTTGGAGAGCTGGTAAGTTTGTCTATAAGAATACTAAACTTGGTAAAGATATAGGTAAAATTGCTAAGTCCTCTGAAGATGCAGTTAAAGCAAGTCGTTTAGGTAAGTTATCTTCATCTATTATGAGTAGAGCTTTCGGTGCATCTAAAGAAGGTTTATCTAAGATTGGTTGGGCTATTCGAGATAGAGCTGGTGTTGCTGGATCTGCATTACTAGATGGTACTGCTAAGAATGCTGTTAAGAGTAGTGGCTTATTCTCTAAAGCAGCAGATTTTGTTAAATCTGGTATAAGTAAAGTTGGAGAGGTTGCTTCTAAAGCTGCCGATAAAACTATGGACTTCTTAAAAGAAATCTTAACTAAAGGTATCGAAAAGATCTCTACATATATACCTAAGTTAGCTGAGAAAGGTGCACAATTTGCTCCTAAATTAGCTACTATGATTTTAGATGGCATTAAAGGTTCTGCTAAATTTGCTAAACTTTTAGCTAAAGCTGGTACTTATGTAGGCGTTACTGCAATTACTGCTGGTATTGGTGGTATCGTAATTGGTATCATTACAGCATTAGACTTAGCTGCTTCTGTAACTACAGGTATTAGTCGTTGGTATAACGTTGCTGAATGTCTTGCAGATGAACAACCTCCAAATGACGATGTTAAATGGGTAGCTGGTTTAGCATCTGCAGTTGACTCTGTATTATTTGGTGTAATCGGACCTCAATTATTCTTCAAAATCTTAGCTTATATTTGGGATTTGAATGATGTATTAGCTCCAATGCAACAACGTGCATTAGCTGCATTGAATCAATATAACCAAACAGCTGAAAAGAAATTAGATTCTGTTGAAGAATATAATGATGAAATCTATGATAAAGATAAAGGCTTTATAGATGATATCAAGACTGCCTTTGGTGGTAGTGATTCTAATAAGAAGACTCCTGCATATAAACCAAATGCTCAACAGTTAGCATCACAAACTCCCGCTACTCCTGGTGCTCAAGGTACTGGTAAGAAAGGACCTCTAGGTGCTGGTAGTGGTACTGCAAATGGTAATGGCTTATTAAGTGGCATGCAAAATGACATGAATAAGCTTTCTCAAGGAACTAGTGGTTTAATGGGTAATCTTGTATCTCAAGCTGGTGATTTACAAGCACAAGTTTTAGGTACAGGTAAATTCTTTAAACAAAAAGATCCTCGATATGCTAATATCGGATTTAATACCTCTGGAGATACTATAAATCAAACTATTGGAGATTCTGGATGTGGTCCAGTTGCTGGTGCTAACGCTCTTATGGCACTTGGTACAGGTACGATTAATCCAGCTGAAGCTTCTAGTTTCGCATTATCTGGGGGGTATAAGGGTACTGATACTGGTGTTGCTCCATCCTTCTTTGAAGGCTATGCTGCAAGACATGGTGCTACTTCTTATTCCACTGATGCTCAAGGTACAATCAATGCTTTGAAGTCTGGTAATCCAGTTGTACTTCAAGGTGAATCTAAATCTGGTACTTCTAATAGTCATCCATTTGGTTCTTATCCTCACTATGTAACTGCTACTGGTTATGATGCAAGTACTGGTAAAGTTACAATCCAAGACCCTGAGTCTAATCGTGATAATGCTACATATAATATCAAAGACGTATTACGTAATACTACAACTGCTAATGCTTTCGGTAGAGGTAGATTATATGGACGTGGTAAATTTAGTCAAGGTATTAGATTTGGTCGTGGTATTGAAGGTAATGTACCTATCATTTGGAATAAACTCCAAGGTTTAGGATTTGGTGATATTCATACTGCTGCAATTATGGGTAATATGGCTATCGAATCTGGTTTCGATCCAGCTATTAGTGAAATCGGTGGCGGTGGCGGCTTTGGTCTCTGTCAATGGGATGACCGTAAAGATAGCCTTGCTGATTATGCTCAAAGAGCTGGTAAAGATCCTTCTGATCTTGATATCCAATTACAATTTATAAAATATGAATTACAAGGTTCTGAATCTGCAGCTGCTTCTGAATTCTTTGCTGAAACTAGTAATATAGATAAAGCTACTGAAATCTTCTGTAGAAAATATGAACGACCTAATATGGCATATGCTAACTTAGAAGGACGTAAACAGGCTGCAAGAGAAATCTTGCAATCTAAAGGTACTGGTAAAGTAACTAGCATTGCTGGTGGTAAATCTTCTGGTCCTACAAAGAAACCTGGATTATTATCTCCACTCTTTGATATGTATAACTCTATGAGATCTAGCTTAGGTTCAATACTTGGTATTGACTTAGGTGGTAATATTGGTGGATCTAGTGGTGGAGCAGTTGGCGGTGTAGGTGGAGCTGTCGGTGGCGGTAATACTAAAGCTGCATCTAACTGGGCTGATTCTATAGTTGGTAAGAAAGACTATGGTAATAATGGTTGTACTTCATTCGTTAATGAATACTTACAACAAGCTGGTCAATCTACTATTGATTTGAATTGTGATAATGCATATCTCAATTCCAAAAATAATGGTCAACCTTATGCTTGGAAGCCTGGTAAGGATAATGGCGTTGAAGGTGACGTTGCATTAATCAATACAGCTGAAGATGGTTCATTCCCAGATGGTGTTCCAAGACCTGACCATGCAGTTATTGCAGATGGTCGTGGTGGTTATTGGGGATATTCTGCATCTCAAAAAAATACAGTTCACGGTAAAATGACTGACTGGGGTGATGGTGGTAGTAATATCATCGGTTATATCGCTTCTGGTGGTAGTGGTAACGGTGCTCAATTATCCGGTAGTGCTACTATGTCTCAAACTGATATGATGAAAGCATCTTCTGATGATTACGGCTTAGGTAAAAACGGATTAAGATTCGGTAGAGCTAAAGGTGTATCTAAAGAAGTTCAAATGGCAGTTGAAGGACGTCAAAATATCGAAGCTGGATTTAAAATGGCTAAAGACCAAGCTAGACAAGCTGCTAAACTTGGTATGGGTACAGAAGGTATCACTGAAGCATCTAGTTCAGACTCTCAAGAAGTTATATTATTACGTGCTATTTATAATGAATTGACTAAGATTACTGGTAACACTGCTGGTATTGGTACTTTACAAGCTAATCAAGCACAAACTCAACAACAAGTAACAACAGTTCAAACTGGGTTACAAGGGGCTATGGCTACATTAGGTAACAAACTTAATGAAAAGATTAACATGGTATCTCAAAATATCCAAGGTCAAGTTAATAAAGTAACTAAGAACGTTTCCGGTAATACAATCAATCAATTACAATATTTAGCGTCTAAATAATATAATTCCCCTTAGGATTACTATGATCCTAAGGGGATTTCTTTTGCTTTTGTAAAAAATTACAGAGTAAACAACGAAGTAATAAAAAATATGTATGAGATGGAGTAGGTATGATAAACCCTACACGATCGAAATTTGTGGCTAATTGGTAAAACTCCCACCATAACCCAGCAGGTACGGATGCATGGAAAACGACTCCATGCAGTGGTACGCCCTAACAGGCGTGCTTAACGTAAGCCCCTGCGGTTCCTCACAGTTGTCTGAAGCTTGCGAGAAGACCGGAAGGTCGCTCTTTTTTCGCTTGCTTTTGCTTCCTTGTGGGGGGGGAGGGGGGGCAAATATAAACGGAACGTTTATATGCCACATACGAAGTAGTGGAGTGCGGACGAGAACGAATGAGGTATGTGGCATATAAACTAATAAAAGTTTATATTCTATGGTTCGTGAGAAAGATGTGTTAAATTTTCAATTTAACAATTCAGGGATATTCAGAAAACAAATAAAACAATTATCAGTATACTATTCAGTAGTATACTGATATATTAATTTTATCTATAAGAATAATAACTAATAGTATATCTGTAAAGTAATTAGTAAATATTGTATCAGTATAAAGTATATCAATATAAATTATTCTATTGAATAACTGTATAAGTTTATCTATAAGAATTAAGAGTATAAGACTATCTATTGTATATCAATTAGTATATAGAATATCAACTAATAGTTTATCTGTATAGTAATTAGTATATAATTAACTTCAATAGCATTCTGTTGTATAAACAGTATTTTCAGTAAGTTCCCACTAGCCCTACGGGCGTGGGAACGGATTGCATAGGACGCAACTGTACTCAACTGAACTCTGTTGTATTTAAACCCCTTCGGGGATAAGAGGGGAGAACTACGTTCTCACCCTCTTAACTCCCCTCTCCTTTTTAATGACGCAACTGTAGTAAATATAAAAATTAAGTTAGTTTATATATTATTATCTTGATAGCTATTATGATATATTAGAAAGCTATCAATATTCTAATAAGATATATTTAGTAAAGGAGTATAAGAATGATTAAATCACCTTTAGAAAGAATTAATGAATTAACTGAAGAGAAGTTACAATCAATACCATTCAAGTATATGATTACTTTTGAAGGAACTGATTGTAGTTTTAAGGAAACTAATAGTAAACGATTAGTAGATTATATTCAGAATAAGTTAGGGTATAAAGCTAAGCTATTTAGTTTTCCTAATTATGATAGTAAATCAAGTTATCTATTAACTAATTACTTTAAGAATACAAGTAAAGTTAAACCATTATCAGCAATTAATATTAGTATGCTATATGCATCTGACTTTTATGATACTTGGTATAATCAAATTAAGAAGTATTATGATAATGGATATATTATCATAATGGATAGATGGGTATATTCTAATATCTACTATCAAGGTATACGAGAATTACAAACACTAAGAAGTGATTTATCAGTAGAGAATCTTAAGTATTATTTAGAATCAGATAAGTTAAAAGATTTTATGAGTAAGTATGATAATATTATTTATGATGAAATGGAATTACCAGATACTGATTTAATGCTAAAGATGATTCATGATAAACGAACTACAAAAGAATTGATTCTTAGTAGAAATTCCGATAATGATATTAATGAAGGAAACTTTAAGTATTTAGAATTAGTGAATGAACTATTTAAACACTTATTCATTAATAAGAGTTATTGCGTAAAGGAAATTCGATTAGATAAGACTAATAAAGAATTCCGCACAGAAGATGAAATCTTTAATGAAGTTAGATTAGAATTTGAAACTAACTTTAGATATCATTTAGATAAATGGAGATTGAGTAATGAGAATAATTGATAGAATTAGAACTTACTTTACTCGTGAAGAAATTAAAGAAGAAAAGATTGAAGTAATTAAAAATGGATTAGATGTAATCCTTTTATATTGTAATTACTTTGATACTTACTTAGATAAGATTAATATTGTATTTTATCTTGACTTTGATGAAGATAAAGTAAATATCTTAGACTTAATGAAGTATGGAAGATATGATAATAATACACATATCTTTGTAACTTCATATAGAGATTTATTAGATATGCGTTTAGAGAATAGAAGCTCATTAATTGTAGATGAATTCTTTGCACGTATAAGTGATGCATTAAACTTAGATACCATAACGAATCCTCGAGCAGAAGATCGTGAAGTATCGAATGCATTGTTTAATATCATTAAAATTTATGCTGGATATAATGATAGAAAGATTAAACTTAAATGTGGAGTAATTGATTCTCCGAATGATTTTGATCATTATGCATGTGAGATAAATAGACTTGTTGGTAAAGAAGTTGATTTTAGACCATATACTTTGATTAAGATGAATTTGACGGAGATTCCGTTTTACTTCTTAGCATACATTGCTCCGTATGCTGAAAACTTATTAGTTAATATTTGTAAAGAACGACCACATGATTTCGTAAGCAATGATAATTTCATAGCTTCCTTTGAGGGACGTTCCGCAAGTGTTAATGAAACCATTGCGATATATAATGTAATTAATTATGCGGATACATGCCCCGAATCGATACGTACCAGTATACTTCCACAGGGGTGTGCATTAAACGTCGAATTTACGATTACACTAGATCGTATCTTTACCTGTTTAGATAAGTCTGAGAACGATGTTTTTAAATCATTCTTTAAAAATGAAATATTATTACATCTTTTCACAGAAGAAGATATAGATAATCTTTCATATACTAGAAAGAAGACTGATGAAGAAGTTCAAGATGACTTTGATAAAGAAATAGATGAAATTATTTTAATTGATGATGAAGGAGGTGATGAAGATGAAGACCGATAAAGATTGCAGATTCATTGCTGAGATTGTAAATAGTCTTAAAGATGAATCTTGCACAAGATTTAGATTGAAAGCAGAACCATTGTCTTTTGATACTAAACGACACTTAGATATTCAGATGATTGATTTGTATATTTCGTCTGATGAAATCAGTGTTGTATTTAGTAATGGTTATATTAGAATTGATTTGAATACATTAGAAAGTGATGTAGCTGGTAATACATTCACTGATACTGTGGAGGCTTCTAAACTATTAAACATCATTGAAACAAAAATCTTGTTGGCTAATATTAAAGAGGAGAATAGAAAATGAAAGTACCTGGATTGAATATTGATTATAGCAAAGACATGTTTTATTATTCATTTGCATTTTATTCAAAAGATGAAGATCATTTGGATAAAGTAGTTGAGGAATTTGCTGAGTATTATGATAATGATGTTTTAGCATATACTCATGAGACTCATAGAAAAGATGATACATATTACACATACGTAATCTTGAAATTCGATAGATACATTGAAACATTCTTCGATGTAGAAAATAGAATGCAAGAAGCTGGTATCATCGATGTACAATTTGATTATCGTATCATGACATTAGATGATTTCATTATCTTTGAAAGCAATCTATATTCTAAATACTTATATGAGAAGCATTATATCGCTGCAGTGTTTAAAGATAATAACTTACTTGATACAGATATAGTTAAATATTTTGGAGTTAAGCAATATCTTATCGATTATAATATACCGCAAGCTATTATTAATAAATTTGATAATGCTGAATTCTTCCCTGATAAGAATAAAGTTCTTGATGAATATTATAATGCTAATAATATAGATGAACGTCTATACTTTGCAGCATCTGATAATCATTATATTGAAGTACTTTTAAGGGAGCAATAAAATATGGCAAACTATGCATATAATAGTATAACTTTCATAGTACCAGCTGAAGAGAAAGATATAATTGATTTAGAGTTCTTAGCAACTAATATCAATTACCTCTTCAATAAAGATACTCAAGTTAATGAAATCACTCAAGCTATATCCGAAGCTTATGAGAAACCAATATATAACTTTGATAGACGTGATAACTTTTGTTGGATAGATGATGATGGTATTTCTTATAATGAAGATTATAATGAATATACTTTCGATATATCCATAGAAAGTGCATGGTCACCAGTTATTGATAGAATTACAGAATGGATTCAATCCATATATCCAAACGTTAGCGTTCTAGGTATGTGTGAAGAACCAGGATTTGAAATCTATATCAATACAGATACTGAGGGTAAGTATTATCAAACTAGATATCGACTATGGTTAAATGTTGAAGATGGAGATATTAAAGACTATTATTGTGATAGTATAGAAGAATTAGTCGATTATCTAAGTCTATTTATTGACTTTAATGAAGAACCAAAAGATTTGTCTGAAGTTCAAGCTAAAGTTAATGAATACAATGAATCAGATAAGAAGATTAGTGGTATAGAATCTGCAGAAATCTATGAATATGATACAGAAGATGGTTGTACATTTGCTGAGATGGATCAGTTCATTCCGCAACCTAAAAATTAACATTATGATAACCCTACTGAAAGGAGGTTATCATGAGAAATCCTTACTCTTTAAGTATGGTACAGCCAAGCTCTAGTGAACCAGAGGTTATTAAACTTACTAATATTCCTCCATATGATTTAAATGATTGGAACTTGGCTGACCAAAAAGATTTCAAGAAATTCTTATCAGAGTTAGAGAAATCAGTACGTGGATCATTTGAATACCAACAGTATATCCAATATCTACGTAACTCATTCAATATGAACAGTTGTGCGTTCTATAGAAACGTATCAAACGTTCCAAACCCTAAAATTAAAATCCATATACATCATGATCCAATTACTTTATATGATATCTGTACAATTGTATTCCGTAAGAGACAAACTCTCGGAGAACCAATTGATGAAGAATCTATAGCTAAAGAAGTAATGTGGAATCATTATAATGGATTTATCGGATTAATTCCATTATCCGAAACAGCTCATGAATTAGTTCATGCAAATTACTTATTCGTACCATGTACTCATGTATTTGGTGATTATAAAGAATTTGTAAATATGTATAAACAGTTCTTTACACTAGATCAATTAGATCTCCTCAAAGACATTGAAGATGCATCTGCATTGTATACTAGTGATAGAGCTAAGCATTTATTTGAACAACGGTTTACGTATGTTGATGACAGTGGAGCTTATGATTTACCAGATAAGCAAAAGATTATTCAAATGCTCAATGAACGTAAACAAGAGTTATATAATTCTTTATAGTTTTTATTTAAGTATAATAATTCCAACATATAGATAATTAAAAGATCACGAAGATTTGTATACAGCAGTGGATGATTAGTCTACTCCAGAGTACAAATCTGATCTATTGGAATTATTATCTAATGAGGTAAGAAAATGAAATTTGACGTTTTAAAAGAATTATCAGAAAATTACAAATTAGAAAATACTGATTCCAATGCATTGCAAGAAATGAGTCATGATCTACATGATATTCTAGAACAAGTAGAAGAACTTCAAGCGGCTCCTGAATTCCCAGTTGCGGCGGTTCCAGTTTTTGAAGCTGCGAAGGAAGATGGTTCTAAAGTTCTAGTGGTAGATGCCTACGACCTAGCTCGATATATGGAATCGGCTTTGGAAACGGATCCTTTGACTGCTATTGGAAATATCAAGTCAGATAACTTGATTCCAGATGATGCTAAGTTTGCGGTCTTAATCGACAAGAAACGCTTAACTAGCATGAAAGAAGCAGCCGAAACAAATCCTAAATCTGGGCTTGTAAACGTTGGTCATGCAACAAACATGCTCAAAAATATTATCAATAAAGGCATTGAATTGGTATCTAAATAAAAGATAAAATTACCCATAGGAGTTAATCTCCTATGGGTATTTACTTTTTATTTTGATCATTACAAGATAGTAATATAAAGGAGGTGAAACAATATGAAAACACTAGATATCTTTTCAGACGCATCTGTCTTAGGTAAAGTAGATGTAGTTAAAGGCAATAGAGTCTGTGGTGGTGCTGTATCAGTAATTAATGATATGAGAGATACAGAATATCATTGTGTTATTGATCATGCTACCAATAACTATGGTGAACTAACTGGATT